ACCGGGCGGCCATCGCGAGGCAGGCGACGGACGATGACACCTCTTCTCCGCCGCTGCCCCGCTCCCCGCTGCACGCCGACCCGAACGCGGGGTACGGGCCGGGTGCTCTCGCGCAGAAGCCGCAAGCCCGGCAGCCGGGCGGCGATCGCGCCCTGAACGCACCGGACCGGACCAACAGCGGCGGCTCCGACCCGGCTGTAGCTGACCCGGTAGGGCCGCAGCCGAAGGGGAGCAAGCAGTTCGCCCGCACCTGGGATCAGGTCGCAGCCGTGGTCGAACTGGCGGCCACCATGACCAAGGAGCAGGCACACTACCGCCCGGGCGGCACCCCCGGTCACAGGTGCGGCGACTGCACCATGATCCGGGGTCACTCCTGCACGCTGGTCGAGGGCCTCATCGACCCCGGTCACGTCTGCGACCACTTCGAGGCGGCAGGGGGCGCGCGGTTCTCATACGGCTGGGATGACCTCACCGCCGTGATCGATCTGAACTGGGCCGCGTGGGATGCCGGGCACGGCAGCGACGCCAGCCAGAAGGCTCACGACACCGCCAGCGCCACAGCCAGCGCCACCGCGAGACGGGACATCGCCGCCAGGAGCGCCATCCGCTCGTACAGCGCCGCAGCCAGCCCGACGGGTTCGCAGGGCCACACGGACCGGCTGCACGCCATCGCTGACGAAGCCGACCAGAAGTTCCCGAGCACCAGGCCGGGCACGGACATCCGCGCGGCGGCGGACTCGTTCAGCAAGGGTGACGCCGAGGGCGCGAACCAGCACCTGGAAGACGCCCGGACCAAGCTCCGCGCCGCCGCTGAGACCAAGGGCCAGCAGTCCGGCCGGTTCGGTCAGGCCCCCGCTGTCCAGGACTCCATCGCGCTCGACAACGTGCTGAAGACGAATAAGGGCCAGGCGCAGATGATGGCCCAGGACCAGGAAGACGCGGCCAGGGCAGCAGCCAAGGCGGCGAAGAAGGCAGCGAAGACGCAGAATCACGCGGTGACATGGGATGACCTCGCCTCCGTCGTTGAGCTTTCCGCCGAGACGGGCCGGCTGGCGGTGACCCCGGCGCCGTACGGCAAGCCCGGCGGTCCCGGCTTGTATAACATCCACGGGCTGAAGCACAGCGACTACCTCGAAAATATCGTCAAGGCCCTGATGCGCAAGGGCATAGACAAGGGCAAGGCGACCGCCATTGCGCGGGGATCGATCCGCAAGTGGATGATCAAGAGCAAGCACCCGGAGGTCCGCGCGGCAGCGGCCGGGGCCGAAGCCGAGGAACTGAAGGCTCAGGCCCGCGCGCACGCCCACGCGGTCACCTGGGATGACGTAGGCGCAGAGATCAGGCTCGCGGCAGCTGCGCCGTCCTGGGATGAGACGGTCGCGCGGATCGAGCTAGCCGCCGCTGCCACGGTCCCCGGCCAGATGGCTGCCGCCGGCCAGCCGGTCAGCGCGGCCAAAAGCGCGAACGCTACCGCCCAGCCACGGGTAGGAGCAGGAAGCCCGGCTGGCGGCCAGTTCGCCCCGGCAGGCAGTGGCGGAGGCGGCAAGAAGCCCGACGCCCACCAGAAGCACGTAGCCCACTTGCAGCACCTCGCCACCCACGGCACGCCGGCGCAGCAGGCAGCAGCTAAGGCGGCGCTAGCCCGGCTGAACGCGGGGAGCAGCAAGAAGACGACGAGTAAGGCGGCAGCCAAGCCGACGACGACCAAGACCGCAGCGACTAAGGCCTCTGCTAAGGCAACCGCGTCGAAGACGGCCAGCACCAAGGCGAAGGCGACCGCCCATCAGGCCCACGTCGCACACCTGCAGCATCTGGCCACGCACGGCAGCCCGACGCAGCAGCAGGCCGCTAAGGCAGTGCTGGCGAGACTGGGCGTGAAGCCGTGAGGCTGTAGCGTGCTGCCATGAGCGGCGAGATCGAGCGTAGCGGCAACGGCTCGTACCTGACCCCGAGGCAGCGTGCCGACCGGGACGGCCAGGGTGACGCGTGGCGAGGCCACTCCACCACCCGCAAGGCCGGCGAACTCGACCCCGAGTGGGTCATGGTCGGCGTGGACGTGCCCGCAGGCAAGCGGCTGTACGCCAGCAAGGATCTCAAGGGCTCCGCGTTCGCGGTCGCGATGGACGAGCACTTCAACGGCGACGGCTGGCACCTCACCACCACCATGCAGAAGATGCTCGTCATCACTAAGCCGACCTACGCCGAGTGCCTGGCTGAGCTGATGACGATCTGGCGGAACTGGGAGAACGAGGGGCGCGAGCTTCCGGCCGGACGTGCGGAACGGAGGGCGCTGTGACCATCGCCGCGCAACCGCCCGTCCCGGCTCTCTCCGTCGCTGCTCAGGCCGGGGATGTCCGGTTCGCGGCTGGCGGGATAGTCCAGAGCCCGGATGGCAGTGACTCCGTGCCCCTGCGGGCCTTGCCGGGCGAGCATGTCTACGACCGCGACGGCAGGAGGATCTTCGGCCTCGCCGCTCAGGCCGCTGACGTGATCCCTGCCAGTGACGGCGGCCCGGTCCCAGGCGACGAGACGGCCATCAGCATGTTCACCGCCCATCGCCTCGATGACGGCATGCGGCACCTGGCCCACGCCACCGAGCGGATGCAAGCAGCCCGCGCCACCACGGACCCGGACCTGCGCGCCTACCATTCGGGCCACATCGCCCGGCACCTGGAGGCCGCCCTAGGCGCCGGGCATGACCTCGTGGCCAACATCCGCGAGCATTACCCGGCCGAGGCCGCGGAACTGGAGCAGGTGAAGGAAGCGGTAGGGCTGGCGAAGGCTGTCAGCGAGGCCGCGAAAGTTGCCACCACGGCGCATCTAACGGAAACCGTCTTGCATGAGCTGACTCACGCCTTCCGGCATGCGCAGGCGATGCTTGAACCGGGCAGCGACCAGGAATGGTCCTTTAATAGCGATCACGCCGAAAAGCATCTGGCCGGCGCTCTGGAACACGTCGGAAAGCTCACGGACCACTTCAGGGACAATTACCCCAGCGAGGGTCGCTGGCTAACCGGATTGCAGCAGATCACCTCAGGTGCGGAGGATGAGGCCGGGCACGCCCAGTACGCCAAGGGCACGGTCTCCGCGCAGATGGCTAACCCAGTGACGGACGGCGGGCAGCAGCTCGGTATGGCAGGCCGCCCAAAAGCGGGCACGATCAGCCGACAGTTTGACCTGTCCGCTGCGTCCCGCGCGAAGGCCCATGCCACCGCGTCAGCGACCGCTCGCGCGACCGAACTGAGGGACGAGCGCGGCCGGTGGGCAGAAGGCGAGGCTGTCCACGAACACCTCGGCAAGCCTGCACTCAGCAAGTCACAGGCGGACACGCTCTCCCGCTATCAGGGCTCTCTGTACCACCAGATGGACGCCTACCTGAACACGGGCGATATACACGCCGCCGATGACGAGATGGGATCCCACGTCATCGGCGAGCCGGAAATGGGCAAGCAGGTCCGCAACCTTGACAGCATCTTCAAGTCGATCCCGCCGACGACCAAGCCGCTGGTCGTCTACCGGGGAATGACGCTGCCCGGCGCAACCCCCGGAACGGTGTGGACGGACAAGACTCCGGTCAGCACGTCATCCGACCGGGCTACCGGGGAGCAGTACAAGGGCTATGCGGAGGACGCGGACCCCGGGCATGCCGTGCTCGCGCGGATCACGGTGCCGCCGGGATCCAAGGCGCTCTCGATGAAGAACCAGCTACCCGGCGATTACAGCCAGGCGCAGCAAGAGGCAGAGGTGCTACTGCCCCGGAACAGCCAGTTCCGTATCACCGGGGTATCTGGCGGAGTAGTGGATGCGCAGCTATTGCCTGCGGCCGAGAATGTCGGCGGTATCCGGTAAGCTATTCGATAGCGGCCCGGCAGTGTAGCAAGCACCACCGGGCCTGTTACCCACTCCGAACACCTAGACCCGGAGCAGGTGGGATCAGCCTACGATGGGCTACCGCTATCGGCTAACGCCGACGCCCGAGCAGGAGCGCGTACTCCTGGAGCACTGCTCGCACGCCCGGTACATGTGGAACCTCGCGTGGAACCTGTACCAGTTCGGCACGCTGGAAACCTACGGCCGAGCCTCGCGACGCAAGGATCGCAACGGGAACGAGTACACCCACCAGAAGCGCCGCCCGGTGCGTCCGCTGCCGCGCTTCGCGGAGCAGTGCCGGATGCTCACCGAAGCGCGCGCCGAGTACGAATGGCTCGCCGCCGGATCGGTGATTGTGCAGCAGGCGGCGCTTCGTGACTTCAGCCAGGCTATGCAGAACTTTTATGCAGGCACTCACGGTCGGCCGCAACGTCGTAAGCGTGACCTGAATGAGGGGTTCCGCGTTACAGGCGATCGCGGCGGCTGGGGCGGGCGCTGGGACGTGCGCCGCTTGTCCCGCCGCGTCGGCGAGGTTTACGTCCCCAAGCTCGGCTGGGTCCGCTTCCGCTGGTCGCGCGCCGTACCTGACGATGCCAAGTCCTACCGGGTCACGCTCGACCGATCCGGCCGGTGGCATGTCGGTTTTACCGGATCACCGAAGGTGATCGAAGGTCCGGGCACGGGCGAGGTAGTGGGCATCGACCGGGGTGTCGTAGTCTCCGCTGCCTTGTCGACAGGCGAACTACTGCACGCCCCTCGCCCGTCCGCACGCGAACGGAAGAAACAGCGCCATCTAGAGCACAAGATGGCGCGCGCCAAACGCGGATCGAACCGGCGCGTCCGGGTTCGGCTCGCCGCCGCCCGGCTTCGCGCCCGCGACAAGGACCGGCGCAAAGACTGGGCCGAGAAGCTCAGCACGGACATCGCGCGGCGGTTCGACGTGATCCGGGTCGAAGACCTGAAGGTCGCGAACATGACACGCTCGGCCAGGGGGACCGCCGAGGAGCCGGGGCGGAACGTGCGTCGTAAGACTGCGGTGAACCGCGGAATCATGCAATCGGGCTGGGGCCTGCTGGTGCGCCGGCTAGAGGAGAAGGCCCCAGCCCGAGTCGAGAAGATCAAGCCTGCGTACACGAGTCAGCGTTGCTCGGCGTGCGGGCATGTGGACGGGAAGTCGCGTGAGAGCCAAGCGCGCTTCGTGTGCACTGCCTGCGGTTTCACGCTCAACGCTGACGTGAACGCGGCCATCAACATCGCCGCAGGGCATGCGGTGACTGCGCGGGGAGGCTCCCGGTTGGAGCCGGTGAACCGCGAACCAAAGGCGGCCTAGCTGCCTGAAATCCCCGGCTCGGCCGGGGAGGATGCCAACTGCCCTGAGTGCAACTTTTTTAGGTGATCACCTGCGCGGGGGACGGGCCGGCGCGCATTCGCCAGGGGATGGCCAGCAGCGCCCCGGCCCGCCCGCTGATCGTAGCGAGAAACGACTCGCATAAGTAACGTGCATCCTAACGTTACGATGCACGTGCATCTGGGCTATGATTCCCGCTAGGCAGGGGATGGCCGGCGGGAAGGAACCGTGTCGGCGTCCTTTGACTTCGCCACTCCGAAGCTCGGCTCAGGCGCACGGTTCAAGAAGCTCTCTGCCACTCTCGCTGCGCGCGGTGCCAACGATCCCGATGCTCTGGCAGCTTGGATCGGGCGCCGGAAGTTCGGCAGCGCGAAGATGGGCCACCTGTCCGCGCAGGGTCACGCCAACGCTGACCTAGGCATTTACCTCGCCGAGACCACCAAGGACGAGCAAGGGCTCACGCTCGTGTGCCCGGAGTGCAACTACTCCGGCCCGGCCAACACCTTCGGCGCGAACGGCGCGGCCCTCCAGAAGCAGCCCGGCGACCTCCAGACTCCCGCCCCGTCTACGAGCGGAACCCGCGACGGCGCGGCGACGACCGTGCGGGGCGGCAGCGACTCCCACGCCCTCGCCAACCGGCCCGGCGGCATCACCCTCGCCAGCACCCTGACGGCCCGCAGGAACCCCGTCAAGTCCCCCGTGGACGTGATCGTGGCCCGGGGCGAGGACGGCCAGGCGGTCATCCGGCACCGGCAGGGCGGCGCTCAGATCGCCCAGATCCGCAAGGACGGCGCCTCGTGGGTCGCCACGGTCGACGGCCGGGACCTCACCCCCCACGCCCACCAGCGGACCGCCCTGATGGAAGCGGTAGGCACGTGGAACCGGGCCGCGTCCGGCGGGCTCCGGACCGCCTCGCAGCCTCTGCAGCCCGCGCCGGAGCAGACCCCGCTGATGCAGCAGTACGGCATCCCCGCCATCCGCGCCCTCGCCACCCCCTCCGTCGGTGCGAGCGACGGGCCCCGGATGACCACGGCGGACAGCGACGACGACGGCACCGACGACAACGGGCTGAACGCCAAGGGGCAGGGGATCTACAAGCGGCTGATCGCCAAGGGCCTCAAGCCGGGCGTGGCGCTCGCGTTCGCGAAGCGGTCCCAGAACGCGAAGCCGGGCCAGTTCGGCAAGGTCAGCGCCTGACATTACCGCCGCCGTCCTCACCCCGTTCCACGGCTCGCAGGCCGTGGAACTCGGCAACCGGCTGTGGCGCAAGAAGGTGCTCCCCGTCGGCGACGTCGAATATAAGGGCCGGCTGCTGCACTTCACCAGGGACTACCTCGGCCAGCTCGTGACCGCGTTCCAGTCCCGCGCTTATGACCAGGTGCCGTTCCAGCTGGCCGACGCGCAGAACACCCACACCAACGACCCGGAGCGCACCAGGGGCGAGATCACCGCCATGGAACTCGGCGACGACGGCCTCTACGTCACCGCCGAGCTCACCCCGGACGGCGAGAAGGTACTCGCCGCGAACCCGAGGCTCGGCGTGTCCGCGCGGATCGTTGAGGACTACGCCCGGTCGGACGGCTCCCGGTTCCCCGCCGCGATCCAGCATGTCCTCGGCACCCTGGACCCCCGCATCCCCGGTCTCGGCGCGTGGCAGGCCATCGAAGCCGCCACCCCGGCTCCGGACACGGTGATCGACCTGTCCGCGTCGGATTTCGTGGACCTCGCAGGCCCCAAGGGCTACGTCCACGGCTGGATCCACGTCGGCACCGCAGGCGCGGCGCCGGAGGACAAAGCCGACCGGATGTCCAGGAACATCTCCCGGCACTCCTTCAGCGACGGCCCCGACGGGCATGAGGCGCAGGAAGCGCACCGGGAAGCAGCCAAGGCCCACCGGGACGCCGCGAAGCTCTCCTCCAGTCCCGCCGCCGTCGCGCACCACCAGCAGATGGCGAAGCTCCACTCGGCGGTCGCCTCCGGCCGGATGGAGTCCTACGCCGCCGAGAAGAAGATGAACCTCGCCGCCGACGGCGACGCTCTGGACCTCGCTGACCAGGACACCGGGGGCCCGGCGCCCTCCGCACCGGAAGGAACCGGCATGCCAGACCTCAACGGCGTCACCCCCGAGCAGCAGGCCCTGCTCGCGCAGCTGCTCGAACTGCCCGCCGAGCAGCTCGAGGCCCTCGCGGCGGGCGGCGTGGTGCTGACCGCCGAGGAACTGGCCGCCATCGCCGGCCCGGACGACAGCAACGGCGACGAGGACGAGGACACCGACGACGCGGATGAGATCGCCGCGCAGATCGCCGCGATGACCGACGGGGAGTTCGCCGCGGTCCTCGCCGAGTTCGAGGCAGACACCGGGGCTTCCGGATTCACGCCGAACTACATGCCGGAAGGGGAACCCGTGGCAGCAGGACTGTCCGCTGAGGCGCAGTTCGCGATCGACCTGGCGACCGCGCGGGCCGAGGAGACGCAGCGGGAGATGTCCGTCATCTCCGCCCGGCTCCGCGAGCAGGACTACCAGGCGGAGAAGCGGAAGCTGGCGGATCTGGGCGTCCCCCCGTTCATCACCGAACTGGCCCGCCCGGTCCTGGAAGGCACCGGCCGGACCGTCGAGCTGGCCAACGGGAAGACCGCCGACGCCGGGCAGATCATGCGCCGGGTCCTCACCGAGTACGCCCAGCAGGTCAAGCTCCTCGACCTGGACGTGGAGCTCGGCTCCCCGATGGACGAGCCGGAGGACGCCGGCGCGGAGGCCCGCGACAAGGGCCGCGAAGACGTGGTGGCGAAGTTCAAGCAGATGACGGGCCTGAAGTAGCCATGGCCCGCTACGTCGTGACCGTGACCACCACGGTTGCCGGGTCCGGGTACCTGGCACCGGCCCGGACGGTCACCAAGGGGCAGGTGCTGGAACTGTCCGCCTCCGAGGTCACCGCGATTAGTGCCGGCAACCTCCGCGCCGTCACCAGCAGCACGGCACATGACCAGCTCGGCGAATCCGCCGGCGTGAGCAACGGCGATTAAGGAGGCGGCGACGCCATGACTGCGGTCCTGCCGCATTACAAGACCGGCCCGGCCAACTACCAGGCCGCCGCCCTGATCTACGGCGGCCAGTTCGTGGAGCCGCACACCATCACGGCGGGCACCACCGACCTGACCGTCACCCCGTCCATCGCGAACGCGGCAGGCGGCGCGGTCAACATCCTCGGCGTCGCCGGGGCCGACGCGAACGTCATCACCACCCAGACCGGGGCGGCCAACAGCTACGGCGAGCCGCTGATCGACATCTCCGTCCTCGGCGACTACGTGCCCGTCTGGTACGGCGGCGTCGACATCTGGGTCTGGTACGGCGGGCAGGCCAAGCCCGGTGAGCTCCTCGTCGTCGGTGCCGCGTCCGGTGTCGGCTGCAACGGGACGGTGATCGGCGCCACCCAGACCCCGTTCGGCGGCTCCTCCGGCGGCCAGGCAATCACGGTCGCCTACAACAACATCGTCGCCCGCTGCACCTATCCGGGCGGGGTGTCGAGCGCGATGCTCACCCAGCAGATCGGCGGCAGCGGGGCCGCGTCCTACTTCCTGGGCCGCGCCCGGGTCTTCTGAAAGGGACTGACAGATGCCCACTGGCGCGAGGGGTTATAGCGACGCCCCGCGGATTACCGTAAACGAGCTCCTGAAGGACCCCCTGGTCATTCCGGCGCTCATCCTGGACATCACCCAGAACGAGTTCATCATGGACTCGGTGCTGCGGATGGGCGGCGCGGCCCCCTCCGGTGCCGTCAGGTACTCGGAGTCGACCCCGCTGTACGCGGATGACTTCCCGGAGATCCGGCCCGAGTTCGGCGAAGTGCCGGTCGTCCCGACCAGCATCGGCGTGCCCCGCGTGGTGTTCAGCCACGAGCGGGCCATGGCCATCATGGTCTCCGACGAGATGCGGCGCCGCCAGTCCATCGACCCCGTGACCCGCCAGTTGCTGCAGGTCAAGAACACGATGGTCTACTCGTGGAACACCGCGTTCTACTCGGCGGTCGTCGCCAACGCCAGCATCCAGACGCTGGCCGTGGCGAACCCGTGGGCCTCGGCGTCGGCGACAATCCGCGCGGACATTGCGCAGGCGTGCTATCTCGTGGAAAACAGCAACATCGTGTCTCCGTCCGGCGTCACTCAGTGGCTCGGATTTGAAGCGGATACCCTCATCATTAACCACGGGACAAAAAATACTCTGCTTCAGTCGAGCACTTTCGCCGCGCCGTACATTGGCGATATCGCGTCGGAAAACTTGCTTTACACCGGCACGCTCCCGCAGAAGATCTTTAACCTGGACGTGCTCGTGAGCAGGCAGGTTCCGGCCGGGAACGCCATCGTAATGCAGCGGCAAAGGGCAGGCTTTTACGCCGATGAATTGCCGTTCGTTGCCGGTCCTTTGTACCGCAGTGAGCCGACCAAGAGCTGGAGGTCGGACACCCAGAGGGCCTCAGCCATAGGCCTCGACCAGCCCTTGGCAATTGCGCTGCTTTCCGGCGTCTGACAATTCCTGAATACCCCGACGATCACGCAGGAGGTGCCTGATGGCGGAAGCCGCAACCGTCACTCAGGAAGTGCGCCCGCTCACCGATGACGAGCGGAAGTCCCTGAATGAACTGCTGGCCCGCGACTCGGCGTTCGAGGCCCCCTCGGTCCGCCGGGGCGAGCCCTACGTGGCCCTCATCAACCTCAGCGTGCCGCGCCGTGGCGACAAGGAACGGGCCACCGACCTGGTGTACGCGGGCGACACGGTGTACCTGACCGCCGAGGAAGCCGCCGCGTTCAACCGCCACGGTGTCCGCGACGGCCGGCAGGTCGACGTGGTGCGGAAGCTGTCCGGCCCGGACGGCTCCCGTGAGCCTGTCGGCCTGATCCCGCCGCGTGCCGTGTCGGGCCGCATCTTCCGCCCGGTCCCCCCGCCTCCCGGCTCGGATGCTCCCCGGCCTGACCCGGAGGGGTCCAGCGCGATCCAGTACGTGGACGCCCCGGCCATCCCGGAGTCCAGCCAGCCGCAGCCGGACCCTTCGGAGATGGCCGACCACCTGCGCTCCGAGCCGCTGCCGGACGCGGTGGACCTGCCGCCCCGCAACGCGCCGCAACGGCAGCAGCCCGGCACGCGGCACCAGGGCCGGAGGTAGCAGATGGCGGACGCAGGGTCGGCGATCACCCCGCTGGAGGCAACGCTTTCGTGCCCCCGGTGCTGGTTCAGTGCCGCCCCGATGATCCCGTACGGGGCGCTGACGTTCCGCTGCGCCCGGTGCGAGTGGCCGTTCACCCTCGCCGCGCCGCCCCTGTCCGCCGCGCCGGCGTTCCCCGCCACCACCGTGGCGGTCGCCAACCCGTATGCCACGCCGATCGCGGCTGCCATCGCCGCGAACGGAGCCACGATCACCAACGTCAGCGTCAGCGGCTCCACAGCCGGCACCACCGCCGGGACCTACCTGGTACCCGTCGGCGGCAGCATCTCAGCCGCGTACACGGTAGCCACGCCGACCTGGACGTGGGCGCTGCCGGTGATCTCCGCCGGCGTGTCCGCGGGCGGGACGGCGCTGACGTTCGCGCCCACCGGGACGAACGCGGCATTCGCGCTCGGCCAGGTGCTGATCGTGGACCCGTCCGGCACCAGTGACGTGGTGGTGGTCAACGGGGCGCCCACGGCGACATCGGTTCCGGTGAACTCGCTGAACTCGGCGCACCTGACTGGCGTGTCCGTCACCGTCGCCGCGCTCACCCCGGCGCTGGCCGGGGCCGGGCTCGAGAACGTCCCCGCAACCGCGTACTAGGAGGTGGATAGTGGCTGTCTCGCTGAATAAGTTCATCGTCACCGCCACTACCGCCGTGCCCGCAGGGACGTTCACGCCCGATGTCCAGACCGGGACGGCATCCGCCACCCCGCTCGGGATCGGTTCCCCCGCGAACTTCGGGACGGGGAGCTACGCGGAGGGCTCGGACAAGTACGGCAGCGGCGCCGGGTCCGCGGGCGGCTCCACGACCTTCATCAAGGGGCAGCTGCTGGTGCTCGACTCGGGCACCCCGTCAGCCCTGTACTCCTGCCTGAACGGCCTGGGCATCCTGCGCGCCTACGTCGACCAATCCGATGCCGTCGGAAAAGACGCCATAAGTAACTGATTGGAGTGACGCCGTTATGCTGCCGCAGCCAGCAGTGCCCGCGACCAGCCCGGCCGGGACGACCAACTTCGTGACCAATACCACCGGGCAGACCGCGTTCGTCTCGGTCACCGCGAACGGCGCGACGATGGCCAACTACTGGGTCAACGCCGTCTCGGTGGCCACGACAGCCGCGCAGTTCATGATGACCGTCCCGGCGGGCGCCACCTGCGCCCTGCAGTACAGCGTGGCCGTGCCGGTCTGGTACTGGTCGACGTTCACCCCGGCCGTCCCGTCGAGCACGACGCCCGTGCCTAACAACACCGGCCAGGACATCTCGGTGGTCCTGCTCGGCGGAACCGTCACCCACGTCACGGTGAACGGCACCGACCGGGCCACCTCCAGCCCCGCGAACGTGATGGTCCCGAACGGCCAGTCGATCACCCTGACCTACTCCGGCGCTCCCGTCTGGGCGTGGATGAACTTCCTGAACCTGGACCTGCTGGACAGCCTCGGGATCGCCTACGCCAGCAACAACACGGTGGCCGCGTCGGGCGCTTCCGGCTACTCGCCGGTCAATGACCTGCCGTATGCCGCGCACAGCGAGGGTGGGCTGGCCGGGCTCGGGGTTGGTGTCGCGAACTGATGACCGCGCCGCAGCCGATGACCGTGCTCGCCGACGTGACCGTGCAATGGGGCAGGCACGCCAATGGCGTCCCCATGACCCGGTTCGTGCGGCACGGCGCGATCGTCGGCATCGTGCCGGGAAGCCCTCTGGCCGCCGCCTACGGAGGCAGCAGCAACCTGGCGTCGCTGACGGCTCCGCAGCTCAGCGACGGCGCGGATGCTGACGAGTCCGAGGTGAGCAACTGATGGCCGGGAACCCGTGCATCGTCGCCGCGGACGTGACGTTCATGTGGGACGGCGGCGAGCAGCGGCTCCAGCGCGGCACGATCATCGACGTGCCCGCGGCCTCCGCGCTCGAGGAGGCCATCGGCCAGGAGCACCTCGTCCCGCTCCGTCCCGTCGCCGCCCTGCCCGCGCCCGCCGCCGAGAAGGCCCCTGCGGCTCCGGTAGCGGCGAAGGAGACAGCCCCGCCGTCGGCCGCCCGTCCTGCCCGCAGCGCCCCGCAGGACGCCGCGGAAGCCAAGGCTGGCAAGGGGGGAGCGTCGTGAACCCTCCAGGCTGGATTGCCCGGCTCCTGTTCATCGTCGCCGGGTTCTGCTTCCTCCTCGCCGCCGTCACCGCATCCGGCGGGAACGTGTTCTCCGCGTCGGCGACGGCATGGTTCTACGGCGGTTTCGCGGCTGTGGCGTTCGGGCTGGCCGCATGGTGCTGGAGCGGGCCATGAGCACCCCCGTAGCCTCCGGCACCCTGTACGCCTCCGTCGCGGACCTGCGGAACGTGATGGCGGGCACCGACTCAGGTACCGGCACCGCCGACCAGCTCACCGACGCTCAGCTGACCCTCGCCCTGTACGCGGCGAGCAACAGAGTGTCGGTGTACGCCGGGAACCTGTACGACTCCTCCGGCTCCGACGCGGTGCCGCCAGGAATCCTGCATGACCTGGCCCTGGATCTGGCGTGCTTCTGGGCGACCAAGACGTACCTGAAGTCGAAATCTATCGAAACTACGCATCCCGTATATATCGCCTACAAAGACGCAATGGGGATTCTAGAGGATGTAAGGGACGGAAAGATACTTCTCGATCCGGCCCCCGC